AAACGCCTACCAGAAGGCGTGGTTATCAAGATAGACATAGAGGGCCTTACCGTCTGTCTCTGTGGTAAGAATCACCCAATCCTTGATGGTGGCAGTAGATACAGAGGTGGTTCGTTGCTTCATGGCCCTATGATATGGCTTGCGGGATACGAGAACAAAGACGGTAGTTTAACTATTGCAAGTCGCGCAGGCTGGCACTTTGCAGGGCATGAACTTCAACATCAACTTAGACGCTACAATGATCGAGTCGCTAACCCTGACAGGGAAATGTAATCCAATCTTTAACTTGGAGAACCAAAATGTCTGAAATGTGTAGCAAAGAGGCTGAATTGGCGGTCATTCAAAGCGTGCTTACTGAAAATACAGAAGTTGTGAAGGAAATCCTGAATATTATCAAGGGTACAAATGGGGACGGGCTTACGACCAAAATAGCACTACAAGGGCAATCTTTGGCTCGGTTATGGTGGTGGACGGGCGGGGTAAGTTTATGCTTGGTAGGCGTGGCTGGATGGGTGATTCGAAACGGGTTAATGGGGTGACGCTATGGAAATACTAAAAGAAAGGCTGAAGGCCCACGAAGGATTATCGCTTGTCGGCTACCTTGACACTAAGGGAAAAATGACAATCGGTTACGGCCATAATCTCAATTATCCGATTCCCATTGAAGCCGCTGAGATAATCCTCAATAGTGATATAGCGATTGCCGTAGCAGAAACGCATAGGCTACCCAGGACCTTCAGAAAGCACCTAAATGTGGCCCGTGGTCGGGTTGTCACAAATATGATCTTCAATATGGGCCGTCCCCGCTTCCTCACGTTCAAAAAGATGATAGCCTCGGTCGAGGGTCGAGATTTTGAGGATGCTGCGATTGAAATGTTAGACAGCAAGTGGGCCGATCAGGTGGGCAAAAGGGCTGTTGACTTGGCTGAAATCATGAGACATGGGGGATAAATGCCTGAATTTCTAACAGCCTTATCAAGCACTAAGACAGCGAAGGGCTGGAGGCTTAACCGACCCCTAATCTATCACAGTGATATTGTGGGACGGGTACATGTTCCCGCTGGCTTTCTGACAGACTATGCCAGCGTCCCCCGGATACCCGTGATTTACTCATTGGTTGGCAACAGGGCGCACGAACCGGCAGTTATACACGATTATCTCTATACGGTAGGGGCAAAGCCTGATGTATCCCAAAAAGATGCAGACAGGACGTTCCTGGAGGCTATGAGGCTAAAGGGAGTACCGTGGCTATACCGCAAAATGATGTACGCCGGGGTAAGGATTGGCGGGTTTACTAAATTTAAGAAGGAGACAAAATAATGGACTGGACGGAATTGATAGGGTATGGACTTTTTGCAATAAAAGTTATAGATGAAGTTGCAGAGAAAACACCTGAAAGCACCCCTTATATCGGGAAATATAAAGGGGCTTATATGGCGCTGAAGGCTATTTTGAAGAAGGTGGGAAAGAAAGGTTAATCTCCCCCGTTTCGATTGTCATTCTTGCCGAATTTCAGACATAGGAAAAAAGTTATAATACCCACTACTATTACAGGTATAATGACGTCAGGCACTAAAAAGAATGTTTTTAAAATAACCCAAAACATTGCTAAAATATCCATCATCACACATCTCCTTATCGTGTCTTTGGATCGTCTTTCTTCGCTTTCTTAAAAACTTCTCTCCTAAATTCATCACATAGATCACTTAATGATTCTGCCGGAATCTTCCTTAATGCCCATTTTGGACCCTCTTTAAACCCCTCTTCCTTTGCCCGTGCTGGCATTTTGGAAAGCACAAAATTGGGTGTTCTCATTGGTTGAAGCTTTATTCTCATTTCCATCTCACATCTCCCTCCTTCATGGGGCCGCTACTCAGGCTGGTTAAATTTATGCCAACCTTATCGGCGGCACATAATCTTTACCTGTTAGTTCGCTGTGGAGCCGTTGGAGCTTGTCCACATGCTTTATCGCTTCTTCAATAACCATCTCGAATTTACTCAACTCCCGGTCTGTGATATCTTCAGCATTCTTACTGTTTATAATAGCCAGTATGTCCATTGTTAGTCTCCTTTGTTAAAGTTATGCCCGCACTGTTCGCAGCAAAGCACGGGCTCCGGCTCCCCGCATTTGGGGCAGGTGATGGGTGCGGGTGGTTGTTCAAGCGATAATGGATTTGGGTGCGCTGCATCATTCTCGATAGTACAAATATCCCCGTCATTCCACACGATAGCGACAACCCCGGTATGCCCGTCTTCGTCAATGACTTTCTCGCCTATGATCCATTTTTTATCCATGCAGCTCTCCTCCGCATATCCCGCAAACATCCTTGCTTATGGCGGTCGGCTTTTCGCAATGGCATTGGGCGGGTTGGGCGGCATCGTTCAAAACCCTCTGACAAAATGCTATTGCCTGCCTTGAGTCATTCTGTGCCTGACTGTGCATCATTCCCATAGACCCCTCAATGTTTTTGATGGTGTCTATTAAAAACCTTTTAACGTCCTCAATGTATGGATTCATTATTATATACAATGTCTCCCCACTTTTGGCCTGTATTTATTGTGGAAATTGTCGAGTCGGTAACACCAAATATGTCACCGATGCTTTGTTGTGTAAGGCAAGATTCTTGTAATAGTTTTTTTATTACCTGGACTTTCAGGGGGTTGAGCTTTGTATTCCGGTTATTTCGGGTTTGTTCCGTATATGTTGCCCACTTGCAATTTTCAGGGCAGTAGTTACCATCGTTATCAATCCTTTCAATGGTTAAGCCTTCTGGCATTTCACCCATATCTGCAAGAAAATTTTCAAATTTTTCCCATCTTTTACACACCTTTATACCACGGCCACCATAGTTTTTATAGGCTGTATTTTTGGGATTGTTACATCTTTGTCGTAGTGCTATCCACGCACTGTTCGTTGGCGTTCGTTGACGTCCTTTGCAATGGCCATGCCGTATTCGTGATACCTTCCTTAAACACCCACACGATTTAGTTTGTCCGCTTATCAAGCAACTTTCCCTAACTGACAAAACTTTCCCACATTTACATCGACATGTCCAGCGGGTTCTATTGTTGTTTTCCCCTTTCTTTGCTATTTCTAAAACTGTCAGCATCCCAAAGGTTTGCCCTTCTAAGTTACGTTTTCCCATACCATTTCCCCTAAAACAAAAAGGCCCCAATCGGTTGTGATGAGAAAAGCATAAAGCCTTTCACCGAAAGGGGCCAATTAATTTTAAGTTTACTTTCCTCATCACGTTTTCTTTATTGCATTTTTAGGTAGAGATGTCAAGAAAAAACCTTTAACCATGCTTGTCTGTATGGCATTCACCGCATAGCATTTCCAAATTTTCCATTGTGTCCTCTCCGCCCTGTGATTTATGGATTTTATGATGCGCCGGGGTGCCAGGTTCTATCCATTTTCCACATTTGCATCTGCCGTGATCTCGCTCGTACACAGCGTTGTGTAGGGCTTTGAGAGCGTTACCCTTTAGTCTTTTAGGCTTGGATTTGGGAACAGGTAACACCTTCATCGTGTCTCCTTATATACATTATCCCGCTTGTCATTCCACATTTCCCTGATCTTCCACGCGACTGCTATAATATGACTTAAATTCGATCATGGTTTTTCCTGAAACAACGCCTTTTGTTTTTGGCCTATGAGGTTGGCTTCCTGGACGATCTGCTTAGATTGGTTGTAATAAGTCGGTTTCAACTCAACCCCTATTCCCTTACGCCCCATCTTTACCGCTTGGTAAACCTCTGATCCAACTCCCATAAACGGGGTCAGCACAACTTCGCCGGGATTAGAATACAGCGTAATGCTTCGCTCTATAACTTCTAATTGTAATGGGTGAACGTGTTTTTCATCTTCTTCGTCCCGGGTATGTTTGAAAGGTAAGACGTTTTTCAAATCTATATCATCCCAAAAGCATGAGGCATACTGTCTCCAAATCCAATGAGAATACCTGTTCTCAATCTGATTCCCGGTCCAGCCCTTATATTTCAATAAATCATTTGGAATTTTTCTTGTCCCGGCGTAATGTTCTAATCCGGTTGGATGCGTCACTGGAATAGGGTTTTTGCCTTTTTTCCTAAATGGAATTAAATAATCAGCCGCCGCTATGTTGGTTTGTACCGAATCATCAACTATTTGTTTATGAGCCAATGCCCTTGACATGGTTCGATTGCGAACGCCGAGAGGTTCTTTCCAGATACAAATTCTTGGGGTATATTCAAACCCAATCTTCTCATGTAGCCGGATTATGTCTCCCGGAAAATCCCTATACCCACAAATATTAGCGCCTTTTTTGGGAACATCCATACAATGAACCGCCGTTATCCTCCCTGGCAAAGTCAGCCTAAATATTTCTTCAACAACATAAGCATAATGTTCGAAAAACTCTTCGTAACTCCGGGCATTTGATAAATCCTTTGGAGAGGATGAATAGTGATATAGCCCGGTAAAAGGTGGTGAATAGATGGACATGTGAACGCTTTCAGGTTTCAACTCTTTCATAACTTCGATACAATCAGCATTGTAAAGTGCATATTCTTCTGTAATATCATGTTCTTTTACAGCCATTTTGGGGCCTCCATTTTTTCTGTATATTCGAGGTCTGATCTTATAGTTAATGAATTATTCATTACTTTGACAAGATTTTCAAACATCAAAGCCGCCTGTTTTGCCTTATTTTGAAGGTTTTCTAAAACAGTTAAACCGCCCCCCGTTGTTACGATATCCACGGTTACAGGGTTTTTTTGACCAAACCGCCAGCATCTTCTGACCGCTTGATAGTACTGTTCAAAAGAATGTGTCGGGAAAAATACGGTATGTGAGCAATGCTGCCAATTTAAACCGAAGGCTCCTATTTTGGGCTTGATAACCAGGACCCGTATGTTTTCATCTGTGAAATCAACTAACTTGTCATTCTTTTTATCGTCCGAATCGGAACCGCTAACTTGCACAGCATCGGGAATTATCTTTTGAAGCAAATCGCCTTCTGCATTGAGATTGCACCATATCACGGCCACGCCATTATTATAGACAAGATCAGCCGCTTTTTCACATCTTTGGGTCAAGGTCATTCGCAACTCTTCTCTTTGTTCGTTTAATCCAAAGGCCGGTCTTACGAATAATTCTCCCGGCAATGGCTGAGTATTGTCTATAATAACATTGTTTGTAATTAACGGCGGAAGGATAAAATTTTCATCATCATATCCTAAGTCGGATGGTTTTCTAATCGCCCTGGCCCATGAACTTATCCATTGCCAAAATGACATCGTGGCATGAGGTTTTAGTCTCCATTCCTGTTGTTTTCCGTGATACCGGCTTGTTGACACAGTGTTATTGTTGTTCTTAAAAAACCGAGTCAGCATATCCGTATATCCAAGCTGACCCAGTGCCTCCGAGCTTGTTCCCAATTCAGGGTAATCATTTGGCGAAGCCGTTGCCGTACATAACAGCCGATACGGAACAGTTCTTAAAAATTCTGTTATCGCTGATTTTCTCATGCCATTGAAATTTTTAAGTATACTTGATTCATCGCATACAACCCCTTTATAATCATTGGGATTGAAAAAATGTAGCTTCTCATAATTCGTTACTGTTATTTTCCCTTTCGATTGACCATCATTAGACAAAAAACATTTTATCCCAAATTTTTCACCTTCTTTTATGGTCTGTCGGGCCACAGCTAACGGCGTTAAAATCAATACATTTTCATTGGTTTTGCGAACCACATTTTCAGCCCAAACTAATTGCTGCGGCGTTTTACCGAGGCCGCAATCTTCGAACAAAGCCGATCTTCCCTTTACAATGCTCCATTCAGTTAATTCTTTTTGAAAATCATAGAGAAAATCAGGTGTCCAAACCGGGTCAAATCCTGAATTATTGTCTCTTTGAGATTTTGATTTTATAAACTGGCGATAATCCATTCCACTCTCCTACAACCATTTAATCTTTTTATCCTGATCCTGGGCATACGGTATTTCAAAATCCATTATCCCGGGACTGACTAATCGCCCTGGCATATCTGCAACCCACATCTCGTCAGACCAAAGAATCCACCGCTTATCTATCTCTTTCCATGTCTCGTGATCGCCTTTAATCCCGCCATGTTTGGCAATCCCGTGAGAATGAGCGATAGGGCTGAAAAACATATCGAATGGGTATATCTGTATAAGTTCAGCGACGATCTTACATATATCCATGTACCTTCCCCGTTGAATAGCCGCTCTCTTTTCGGGGGAATGGTTCGGGTCATGGTCAGAGTATGGACTTGCAACATATATCTTTTTCATAGCTTCCTCCATAAAAAAACCCAAGCCTCCTATCACCTCAGAAAGGTGTTCCGCCCTCACGGTACGGAAAGACTTGGGTAAATTTGTTATTGGATTCTGATACATAGGAATTCCTTTATTACATTTCCGGGGGCTTTTGTCAAGGGGAATTACCGTGTCTCCTTATAAGGATTGTCCCGCTTGTTCTTCCACACTTTCCTACCTGCCCACACAATGACAGTTAACAGAAAGCCTATTGTGAGCAGGATCATGATCTTTATTTCAAAGGGCATTTACCCCTCCGCGTTCCTCAAAAGTTCTTCCTCGGTTACACAAATCTCAAATACTCTTTCACTATCCGGTCAATTTCCTCTGCCGTCATATCTTTGCCGTAAATACGTTTCAGGAAAATATCAATAGTTTTACTGTATAGATCCTCAAATTCTTTTTCTTCCATTTTAGCGAAGCTGATACTCCGGGCTTCTGCCCTTGCACTACCGTCAAGCCTGGCAACGATATCGTAATATCCGCAAAGAATAGCGATATCCTTGCGAAATCGGTCAAAGTTTCTTTCAGTCACCCCGTGGTCACAATCTATCTCCCCAGGAGCCCAATTATCAAATCCAATATTCAGTAAGGCAAAGTATTTGCGGTGAAACTTTGGGTTACGAACTACTGTTGATTTTTGGCTAACAACGGCCCCGATTTTGAGTTTTCGATACCAATCCTCAGTTGGGGGGTCTGATGGCAATAAGCCCGAAATCGTTTTAATTAAATGGGTTTTCATTTATGTTTTTTCACCAATTCATTAAGATCTTTCAAGAAGCTCAATAGCTCCCGGTGCATTTCCTCGAACATATCCGGGTCCGGTGTGATCCTTTTCACCCATGCGGGGAATGAGGGCATTTCGGGAACGCAATAGACCACATAATCGATCCATTCCCGGCCTGATACATCAAGGAAGTTCTGGCATTGCCTGATATCGGCAATAGGTATCTTCCCGGTTTCAAGCAATTCAATGTAGATTTTGGGCAATCTTGTTTTGATTTCCAGCCCCCCGTCCTCTCCTATCATGCCGTCCGGCGAATGGTGTCGGCGGATCCCTGGACTTCTGATCAAGGCAACCTGCTCAACCTCCACATCATACGTAGATTCATACCAGGCACGGGCGATAGGTTCATATTCATGCCCCCGGTCCATCGCTTTGTTGTGATATTCATTTGCCGGTTGGCCTGTGAGGATTTCCCCGGCGAGCTCATAAAGCAGGGTTTTCCTTCCCTTCCCTTTTGCCAATACAGCGGTGATTGACGACCCCCCGACACTTCCCAGGCGTAAGTCCATCCAGGCATCACTACCCTGCTCTATGTCTCTGATGATTTCGGGCATTAGGTTAGCCTTTTGGACTCCAAGTGCTTGACGGCCATTTCATATTTCTTTCGGGGAAGATCCTCAATCTTTTCAACCCGGAGCCATTCGAGCAGCTTTTTCCCGTTCGCCTTGACTTCGGTTCGCAAGGCTTCAAGGTTCGCCTTTTCTCCTTCGGTGATGTACTCGACCGGGTCCATGTTTCCACCTTCATTATCCAGTCCTTTGGCGGCAAGGCCGGTAAGGGCTAAAAGGGTAAGCCTTTGTAAAAGAGTATTTGTTGATGCTACTGCCTTCAAGGTATCTTTTCCACCACTCGTATCCGGTGGACCTTGCATAGATGTACTTTCGCTATGGCCTAATTCATGGGTAATTATGCAGGTTGTCTTGACTATATCCTTCTCCGGTTGTTCCATATCCCACCTATGATAAAGGCCACATGGGGACATTGCTTTAATAATGGCATCGGCAATTTCCCCGAGAACAGCATGGTCCCATTCGACTATCTGGTTTTTACTGTTCTGGTAGCTCACATGATTTGTTTTTAAAATCTCCGGCGGATTAGCCTTGAACGCTGCCATCGCCCTGGCATATGCTTTCCGGGCCTCATTCTTTTCCCACCTCTCCTGTAATCCCATGAGCTTTTCGAGCTTCTCCATGTCGGCCCCCTGGCTCACGGCAACCGCTAAAAGATCAGATGGGTTTGACCCCTGTGCGACAAACCCCGTACCTGGAACAACTTCAACTGGAACAACTTCAAGCGTGTTCCTCTCCTTAAAATTCTCGATCTTTTTGTCTAAGTCTGGCATTATTCTTCCCTCTCCTCTTCTCTTATCTCTTCTCTCGCATTTTCCATGCACGTCTCGCATGGCTCGACTTCAACAACTATGGATTTCTGATAACCTTCTCCAACCGTTGCGGTTAAAGTCTTTCCGCAAGTTTCGCATGAAATTTCAAATTCTACCTCTATGTTCGGCATTACAGTTCCTCCACTTCTTTCTTTGTTTTGGCAATTTGCCCCTGAATGATGTCAACAAAGGCATCGCAGACGAATTGAACTTTTTCGTCTTTAAAGCCAAGGGGATATCCCGTAGAAAGGTCGTAGACCTCTTGGAGAAAAGACAAAAGTTTCTCCTTATCCGGCCTCAAGGCTTCCTGTCGGGTTTTTTCTTCCTTCTCTGCCCTCTGCTTTTCAGCAAGTTCCTTTTCCTTCCGTTCCGCCGCCTCTTTAGCCTCCACCCCTGCCCTGACCTTGACTTCCTCCTCAAACCTTGCCATTGCTGCCCGGTCGGCCTCTGCTTTCTTGTCCGCTTCAAGGGCCGCCCTATCAGCATCAATCTTACTCTGTGCGGCTGCCTGGGCTTCATTAGCCTTCCGGTTTGCCTCATCAATTTTGGCTTGTGCGGCTTCCTGCTCGGCCTTCTGCCGGTCCAGGTCTTCCCGCTCCTTGGTAAGCTTTTCTGCCTCTGCCTTCCGGTCCGCCTCTTCCTTGGCCTTGGCCTCATTCTCAATGCGTTTCTCTTCGGCAGCCCTGGCCTGTTCCGTGTCCCATTCGTCTTTCGCCTTGGCAACCGCATCCCCGTATTCTTCATTCGTCATGCCAGCCACATCACCCCACGGTAGGACCATGCCATATCCTGCAAGCGAGACCTGCCGGGACCGGATCTTCTCTTTCTCCTTACGGCCCTCTTCCACAATGCGTTTCGCCTCGGCTTCTTCCCATTCATCAAGGGGTTCCCTGACCTTGGCTTTTTCGGTATCACAGAAATCTCTTGCCTTTTTGCGGACAACATCAACTTTCTTGGTTTCTGCCTTCTGGACAGCCACCAAATTTTTCCCAAGGTCATCTAAGAGGGTCTTAGACCTGGCTATCTTGTAGGCAAAAGACTTGATTTCTTCCCGACCTTTTCCGGTAGACACATCCGGCGTAAATGCCTTAATCTTGACTCCTATCTCGGTTAAGATTACATCCATTCCCCCCTCTGTGTAGAGGGCTACGGCATCCAATTTTTCTGCAACAATTAAACTTGTCTCACCCATTTTCTACCACCTCCGGTTATATTTATCAGTCCTGCCCCAAATCACCCACCAGACCCACCACCCCGCACCGATAAGGACGGCGGCTATTAGGATGCAGGTTATGAGGTTAGTCATCTTCTTCCTCCCGTGGACATCTACACAGTGTACTCACCCTGTCCTCATCCTCATTGTACAAGATAGGCTCATGGCAGTAAGGGCAAACCCGAATTATTACCCATTGATATTCAGACAGCATCAGTCCCCCTCAACCGGCAGATGCTCTACCACCGCCCTGAGCTTGCCAATCGCCTCAAACAAGGCGCTGACCTCCGCCGGATATTCGACCCTTCTCGCCAAGGTTTCTTTCACCGCGCGACTTGCGGCCAGAGACACTTCGTCAATCGCGTCGTTTATTTCCACCCTGCTCGTTTTCCAGACCATTATTATTCCCTCCCCAAAGGTTAATAAAACTGGCGGTGGTAGGCCCCCCCATCGTTTAAAAGCACTCCGCATCCGGCTACAAAACACAAGCGTACAGCATTGCGTTCCTCTGCCTACCCACCCCCGCCAGCAAAACAGGTTAATCTCCAAGGTGACCAAGTGCCGCGTTTATAAACTTTGCGTCCTACTTTTATGTTGCTCCCCTTCCACCGCCAGACGTCTATCCGGTAAGGTGTCCGTCGTGTCAAATGGTTGAGGAGCTATGTATCTGACCGGCTGGGCCTCGGATATACCGGAAGCCTTGGAGCCGGGTGTTTGCATTTGGGAAAAGTATAAAAAATCAGAATGGGTTTGTCAACATAAATCGGACATCCATTCCGTTTTTTCTTGACTTTATTATTCTCAGTCTATAAACTGCAAACCATGAAACTAAAAGACTACATAAAAGAAAAGGATATTCCTGTAAAACAGGCCACTAAAGAGTTGGGCATTTCAAGGGGTTATCTTTATGAATTGATAGCCGAACGCCTTTCACCCGGGAAAGCCTTGATATCGCGGATTATAAAGTGGTCTGACGGAATGGTAAAACTGCAAGATCTTTGGGGTGAATAATGATGCTTTATCCGACCATCGGCCAAAGTCTTCAAGTCTGGTATAAAGACGGACAGGCAAGAGCCTACGAGCCGGTTGCGATGCCTTATCACGGCCTTATCGGGGTTGTCAGGGTCCGCAGCCACGGGAAGCCGAGAAATCACGGGGTCGAGATTAATAGCAAGACCATTGTAGTTCCATGTGGGAATTTAAGGAGGGAACCATGAAAAATCTGAGCGATGCAATCCCCAAAGGCCCGACCTGCAAACACCCGGACGGCACAGTATGTGAGTTTTACG